ACAAATCAAAGATAATCAATAGGTTGTAGAGAAAGGCATCTTTTTTAAGATGCCTTTTTTTGTACATAAAACCATCAAAAAGGGCTGAAAAGTGCCCTTAAGTGTTCAAGTGTGGACAATATGTGGACACTCTAAACCAGTAATTCTGTGCTACCTTTCAAAGGGTTATATTGAATGGCATCTTGTAAGAAGTCTGGCGCAAAGTGTGCATAGGTCAACGTTTGTTGCAAATTAGTGTGTCCTAAGATGCGTTGTAACGTAATAATACTTCCGCCGTTCATCATAAAATGGGTGGCGAATGTATGGCGTAATGCGTGGGTTGCCTGACCTAATGCCATACTTGGTTTCACTTTTTTAATTGCTCTACGAAACATGTGATAAGACGTTTCAGTAAAGAGCAATCCTGATTTCTTTGTACAAATCATGTCAGCAACAGCTTGAGAAATTGGCACAATTCTTGGCTTATTGGTTTTGGTGTAGGTAAATCTCACCTTATTTTGGATCACATGTTCACGTTTTAGTTTGAGCGCTTCACCCCAACGGGCGCCAGTGCTTAAACAGAGAACGGCAACTTTTAGGTTGTCACCTTCCAATAATGCTAATAATTGCTGAATTTCATTATCTGTTAGATATGACATTTCAGTCGTTTGCTGTTTTAACCGTGATATTCCTTGAACGGGATGTTTACTTAAAAAGAAATCCGTTTTTTTAAGCGCCGTAAACATACCGCTGAGTGCTGAGATATCCCTATTTATCGTTGAGGCTTTTACGCCAGAAGCGAGTCTAAGCTCACGATAGAGTACCAATTGCTTATCGGTTAATTGGCAAACAGGGGGATTATTTAGTGATTCAGCAATACGCCTCACTCTTAGGTGTGTCATTCTTCCATAAGGTGTATTTTTGCCGAACACTTCCCACCAAATATCAATTAAATCGCTAAGAGGGCGAATATCGGTTGATGTTTCTACCCAATCTTTTGTTTGCTGATTAGCTAGTGAATAACGTTCAAATAAAATAGCTTCTTGCTTCTTTTCAAAGCGTCGTCTGATCCGTTTTCCGTGACGGCCAGCCGGTCTAATGTCCACTTCATATTGACCATTTTCGAGTTTCTTAATTGTCATAAGAAAGCCCTCCAATGGAACAAATGCTTTGCGAATCAATAAATTCACAAAATGCTTGATGTATTGTTATCCAATTTTCTTGTCTGAGCGGGATGATTGCGTGCTGTCTTGCCCACTGTGTGCGAGTGCCGGTGCGATTTGCCCAGCATCAGGATTAACTTCATCGAACATAAACCAGTCTCGATACTTTCTAAATTGTGGGTGCTTAAAGAATTTCATTGCCGATTCTAAAGACATTTTAGCTTTTCCACTTTCATAACCATGATAAGTAACATAATTAATACCAACCAAATCAGCCGCTTGTTTAACATTTAGTCTTTCTGATTCACGTATCAGTTTTAGTTTTTCGTTATCGTACATTGACATTATATAAGAGATCTCTTATTTTATAAGAAAGTTGATACCTCCTTGCCGTGAGGCAAAGAGTCCGAAAGCGCTATAAAGCGCCTGACATAAGAGGGTAGCAGATGAGAGAGAAAATCGTAAGTCTGTCAGATGGCGTGACTGAGGAAAAATTTGCTGAATTAATCGGTAAGCCAGCGAGTGCAGTTGCAGATATGCGCAAAGCAGGAAAGTTACCCATTATTCAAATGAAAAGACCAGGTTCAAGTAGAGCCGAAAACTATGTTTATCTGCCTGCATGGAATAACGGTCTAAAGATGGCATATGAATCGTTACCAAAAGAGATGCGTGACGGTTGGTTAGTGTGGTTAGGGCTGAAATCATGATACGACAAATAACTGAGCATAGTTTTCTGTATCGTGGTTTTACGATTATTAAGTTGCCACGAAAAGCAATGAATCCAGTTACTCGTTATCACATTTGGTTAGATGATCAGTCATTCGGTAAGTTTGATGCAATGGCTGAGGCGGTTAAATATATTGATGGGTTAAAGAATGAAACATATTCAAATGATAATGTTTGAATCAAATAATAAAACTTATCTTATTTCTGAATCTGATGTTGTCTCTAATTATCCAGTGAGAGCATTAAAATGTGATTGTTTAATAACAAAATCAGGAAGGGAATATAATGCCACCAATATAAAAAAAGTTTATTTAGATGATATTGATGGCATTTTAAACATCAAATAACAGGTGCTTTTGAACGGTAATGTTGAGCTAGTGCTTTACATTCTTCAAAAAATTCATTGGCATCATAATGATCATCACCATATACAGAGTATTTTTCTAAGCATTTTTTTATAGCTAGATCAAAAGGAGTTCCATTAACAAAAGTACCGTCAGGAAGTTCACTCATTACGGCAATGAGTAACTCTTGTTGTAGTTTTATTTTGAAATTAAGTTCTTTAAGCGCATTAACAATAGGTTCTAACTCTTGTTGGATAGGTGTTTTTATCATTACTTAATATCTCCATGTAATAGTGAAAATATGAGGATAAAGAAGATGAATGAATTGGTAAAGCAAAGAAATAAATACAAACTAAACAGTGAATCTTTTACTTATAAAAGTAAAAAATATTCAAAAGCGGATAAAGCAACACTGGCTTTATGTGCCATTGTTATTGTTTCGTTTCTTGTGAAAGTTTCTATCTAGGTGTTGTTATGAATGCCGCGGAGCTTATTCAAGCAAGAGAGCAACTACAAGGCAATGATGATTTTTATCAGTCTAAAGTTGTAAAGCACTATCGTAATGATGGTCTTTCATTTGATGAGCGCGTCAGTGGTATGAATAAAACAGCAGAAGTTAGGGCTGATTTATTAAGTAAGTTAAATAAAAATAGTGATGATATTTTGATTGGTGAGTTTCTTGATTATTTAAAAAATGAAAATAATCGTATATATCAGATGATTTATTATCTTGCTGAGATAGAAAAAGAAAAGAATGGAATAGATTATTTATTATTAAAGAGGAAAGACAAAATAAAAATCATTAATGCACTTCATCAAATAAAAGTATTAAGCGCATTAATCCCGAATAAATTAGCAATGCCTATTTAATTACACCTAAAAAATAAATGACATTTATTTGTCAGGACTTTTTATATCTGATTATCAGAGGTCTGATTATGTCTAAAGAAAGTGATGTAACCGATTTAATTAAAGCCGTTCGAGAAGATGAAAGAAAATCTCGGGCGGTTCTTTTTTCTGCTCGTTTACGCAAATTAGCATCAAAAGCACTAAGTGAACGAATGGAGCCTTCACAAGTATTTCAATTATTAGAAGGTGAAGCCGAGTCTATCGAACATCAAGCACAGGAATGGAATTATGTCTAAAGAAATGGATTTAGCCTGCGAACAATCACAGTTATTGCTTGATAAACAAATAAAAGCAGTAACAGGGCGTTATGTCGGTGTATCAGCGTTTGAATGTGAAGATTGCGGTCGTGATATACCCGAAAAGCGCCGTATTGCAGTAATGGGGTGTATCCGCTGTGCTGATTGCCAAACGGTGTACGAGTTGAAATCTAAGCATTATCGGAGTGTGTGAAATGGCGAACAAAACCATTCTGAAATGGGCTGGTTCAAAAGCCCGCATCATGGATAAATTAATTCCACATTTGCCAAAAGCAAAGCGATTAGTTGAGCCGTTTGCGGGTTCTTGTGCGGTTATGATGAATACGGAATATAACGAATATTTAATTGCTGATGCCAATCAGGATTTAATTAGCTTATATCGTAATGTCGTAGAACATACTGAAATAATGGCACGTAAAGAGTTCTATGCGTGGGAAGAAAATAATCATAAAAATGATTACATTTCTATTAGAAAGTTATTTAATTCAATTAAGGTATTAGATAAAAGCGAATGTGATAAATATATACAATCTGCTCGATTTCTATATTTAAATCGTCATTGCTTTAATGGTTTATGTCGATATAACAATTCAGGTGAATTTAATGTGCCATTTGGAACATATGACCGAGTATATTTTCCAGATGAGGAAATCAGGCAATTTGCTGAAAAAGCCACTAATGCCATTATCGCCTGTTTAGAATGGCAAGATACTTTATCACTCGTTGACTTCGGGGATGGTGTTTATTGTGATCCTCCATATATGGGTGATGAGAAAAGTTTTACTAAATATCATCACACTGATTTTACTCACGCTCATCAAATTGAATTAGCTCAAGCGTTAAAAGCATTAAATCAATCACAAGGTAACCCGATTACCGTCTCTAATTCCATTCATGCCAAAGCGTTGTATGCCGACCTCGGTTTTATTATTCACGAGATTGATGCGCCTCGTTCTATCTCTGCAAATGGAAGCCGCCAATCAGCAAAAGAAATTATCGCCATATTGCCGGAGGTGTGCTGATGGAACAGGGCTATGTTGATATTCAAGATCCAAAAAATGGGGTGCATATCACCGGCACCCGTTTTGCTATCGTTTATTGGAAAAAACAATTTGGATTAATTGAAGTCACTGTTATTGATGGTCGTGTGCGCCGTGAAGTGATTGCGTGGTATGACTCAGCGGTCAATGTAACTGCTGGCGTTGTTGGTGCGCATGTGAGTCGTGTTATTTGCGCAGAAATTAAGTCTATCTCTGAATTGATAGAGATAATGACTCACGTCGCTAAATTGTGCGAAACAGCCATTGAAATTATTGATCCGAAGCGTTTAGGCGGTGTGCTGTAATGGCTAGCCGTCTAATTGATTTTTCTCAGCCTCCTGTTTCCTATGCTGCTGATATGCAATGGACATATTGGTGGAATGGGAAACAGCATGAGCCTGTTGTTTATGAAAGACCGCTTACCCGTGAGCAACTGGCTCAGGGGCAAGCGATTTTATTTGATATTGAAAAGCTGCCTCGTTTTCTTAAATCCCGCTTATTTAAATACATCGAACATCTTAGAAAAGAAAAAACACCTAAAGAAGTTCATAACTGGTTGGTATTTAAGTTTCATAAAAGTGTCTATCAGCGTTTGCAAGCTGTTAATGCGCGTTATGGTTTAGCGAAAGATAAGCGTCAATTCTTGTTAGATAGAGATTTTGATCAAGCCATGTTCTTTAATCGATTGCCAGATGCGCATGACAAAATATTGCGTCATATGGCGAAGTCATTTGCGAATGCGTGTGACAACTTATTCGATGAATTAGCTGATCAGGCAATTGCTGAAAATCACGGTGACCGTGAGGTTTTACTTAACCTAAAAGTGATTAACCCTATTTATCATCAATTAGGACAGTTGATTACCTATTTACATGTAACGCCATTGTTTTGGGGAAAAGTGCAAAAAGGGAAATTAACACCCGAAGATGCGCTATCAGGATTAAGTCGGTTAACTAATGAAGATTGGTGGCTGAAAAAGTTAAAGGCTCATCGTCAGCGTTGGCGTGAGTCTTTGCATATTGCCTTTGGTGATGTGAATTCAGATAAGACGCCTTACGCCAGTAAAAATGCAGTACGTGAAGTCAGAGCACAACGTTTAGCGAATATGAATTATCTTGAAATGATGGATATTCAAGATGTTGAATCGGGTGATCGCTTTGATTTAATGGAAAAAGTATTGGCGAGTATCGCTAACCCTAAAATTCGTCGCATGGAATTAATGGCGCAAGCCGCAGGCATTCAAAAAGTTGCAGAAGAAAGGGGCGATATTGGTCTATTTATCACCTTAACCACGCCTTCAAAATACCATCCCACCAAGCAAATTAACGTTTCTAAAGACGAGAAAAAGAAAAAAGTTCTCATTAACGAGAAATGGAATAACAGCGCATACACTCCGAAAGACGGTCAACGTTATTTAGTGAAAGTTTGGGCGAAAATTCGCACCGCTTTTAAAGATAACGATATTAACGTTTACGGCATCAGGGTTGTTGAACCTCATCATGACGCTACGCCACATTGGCACATGATGATGTTTCTGGATAAATCTCAACGTGCATCAGCGATTGAGATCATGCGTAAGTACGCCCTTGAAGAAGATGGCGAAGAACGGGGTGCAAAGAAACACCGTTTTGAAGCGAAGCATTTAAATAAAGGTGGTGCTACTGGTTATCTCGCTAAATACATTTCAAAAAATATCGATGGTTATGCGTTAGAGGGCGAGGTTGATGATGAATCGGGAGAGCTATTAACCGAAGTTGCATCAGCTGTTACCGCGTGGGCATCAACTTGGCGTATTCCTCAATTTCACATGTTTGGCTTACCGTCTAAAGGCGTATGGCGTGAGTGTCGCCGTGTTCGTGGTGTGAGCATCGCTGATAAGTTGGGTGATATAGCGGAAAAAGTAAGAGCGTCTGCCGATGCGGGAGATTTCGCCGCTTATATCGAACATCAAGGAGGCCCTAACATTAAGCGTAACCTACAAACGTTATTAGTCGCTCGTACTGTTGCCGATGAGCCGAATTCTTATGACGAAGAGGTTTTACGAGTCATCGGATTATATTCACCATTGAAAAGCGGTGATTTAGTAAAAACGCGTGAGCGTCAGTATCGTTTAGTTCGTAAATCTAAGCAGGATATTGAGGCAATTGAGCATAAGCGTAAGTTAGAAACGGGTCGGGTTTTGACTTTAAAAAGCGCGATCAGCGCGCCTCGGAGTCCTGTCAATAACTGTGGATCGGGCAGTTCACCCGATATTAAAAACCCACACGAAAGAGGCTTAAAATCGCCCGTATGGGGGATTTCTGAGCCTGATGTTTTTGACCTACGTTCACAATATAGCGATTGGGATAAATCATTTGGCGAGGTTTTAGAGCATAAAAAGAGTCAGCGAATAATTTCAACCGTGTCATTAAGTGAAAATCAGGAACGTTTGATACCTGAATTCAAAGCCTTTGCCGAAAAAATGGGATTAGATTTACCACCCGACTCAATGTGGTCAATGGTGATGAACGGTATGCACCTTAGTTATGATGATGAGGTGATTTGGTTTGATGGTAGTAGGGTGCAGATTTCATCAAAGAAATAACAAATAACCATTTGAATTTTATAAAAATAATTAACGGTATCTTTAACTAGTTACCGTTAATTTTAGAATAAATACTTATATTTCAGCATAAGTTTTTAATAATGAATTGAAAAGTAGATCCGTTACATCTCTCTCATGTTTAGTTTCTATAGTTACTAATCCTGTTCGAGATATTTTAACTTTTCCTGAGTAGTTAGGATGTAGCATTGAAATATGAACTTTATCAATTCTGGGAGGTTTTTCATTATTGAATGATTTTTCGTAGTATTTTCGTAAATCTTTACTGCTTGAAATTTGCATTCTAGCTAAGGCATGTTCATCAACTTTTATTTGTGATAATTCTAGTTGAACTAGTTCTAAAGGAGTTATTTTTGATATTGAATTAACCCAGAGTAGAGGGTCAATATTCATATCGTCTAGACTAACACCTAAACCTAAAGCTTTTACCATATTTATAGCGAATGGTTTTAATGTTCTAGGTGGGTTAATTATAGCTATTATTGGTAATGCCTTTTCCGTGATATAAAATTCTACGATTCTATATTCAATACGTTCAAATGTTGTAGCCTCTCCATATAAAACAGGTATAACCTCTTCAGAAATTATTTTCTCAACAAATCTGCCTGTTACCTCATTATCTCTAACTTTATCAAATATAAATCCTTTTCCTTTAATATCAGTATAAGTTAATGATTTCATTTTTTGAACTATTTCTGTTATTGATAAGGAAACATTAAGAAACATCCACTTTATTTTCTTCATTTTCGCCTCCTTCAGATTTGGGGTTTAACTTTTTATATGCTTTTTCTGCAGAATCTTCGATTAATTTACCAATGCTTTTCTTTTCGATTTCTTTTGCACTTCTAGTTGTTACATTTAATTTACCTTTACTAAAATTATTTATACCTTTTATATTATAAGCAAAGTCTGTACATAATTCTGAATTCTTAAAAAAAGCTTCTAGAATTATTCTATCTCCATTACTTGATGATGGAATACTAGCCCATGAAACTTTACTTATATAATAACCTTTCTTATGAAGATCAGAAAATATTGATGATGAGTTGACGGACTCTCCTTTTAAAACAGCTTTTTTAACATATCCTGTATCAATAGCTTCATCATCATCATTTTCAAAATCGTGATTGCTAAGCCGATTAACCTCTATATTATTAACATCTTCAACATCATACCCTTCAATACCATGCATTAGGTCATGAAAAAATTGACTGCGTAAATGAGGACTTGTTACTGAACGTAATTCTATTTCAAATCTTGATATTTCTTCATTTTTTATTGTAGCAAGTTGAGTTTCTATTAATTTTGCGAGTTCTTTTGCTTTCTCATTTTGAGGCATCCTTATGTCAACTTCATCCTTATTTATAGAAAAATCTAATTTAACACTTTTTTTATCAATTTGTCTGAGTGCAGTTCTAGATAAATCAATGTCATCATAATGTAATTCAACAGAAAGTCCCCCATCTTTTTTTGTTGTTATTTGAAATACTTCAGATTTTGTTTTTGGATAGCTTTTTTTAATCGTCTCTATAGCTTCTTTTATTTCTTTTTGATCAGTTGTTGTGGATAGAGATATTTTAGTTGAACTTTCTTTTGGGTCATAGGTCTGAATTCTATTTTTTATTTCTTGTAGATCAATAAATCCGTGAGGTAATTTACACACCTCTTCAATTAAATCCTCTTTATCTAATCTATCTGAAACAATAATTCCTTTTCTTAATAAAATATCTTGTAACATAGAAATTGTTATGCGTTTATGATGAAGTGCATCATAAATATTTTTTTCGGTAGCGTAATATAAAGTATTAGTGGAATTCATTATCTAATCCCCATTCCAATTTCTTCTAGGTTAAAATTAACAATAGTTGTTTCGCACATTTCCATGTTGATTTTTTTAAAGAAACGTTCTTGTTCACCTAGTAACCAGCAAGAACTATATTTCTTTTTAGCATTAATGAAATTTTGAGGTGCTTCAATGTGAGGATGAGCATGGACTAATCTGATATCTATCTTTTTATTTTCTGTTAGAATTTGAAAGTTTGATAGCATATCAAAAAAATATACGAATTCATCAACGCTACTTCCTTCTTGGTTATAGTATATAACATAACCTTCTTCACGTATTTCTTCACCATAACTAAATGATTCATATTTTATGATAAGATATGATGAAGTCAGAGCTTCAATAGTAGCTGGCGTTGATTTATTTAAGGGGTGCTTTAATCGAGTTAGTGACATATCAGGGTAATAAAAATAATAATTATCAGGGTGTGGTAGTTTACCTTCACCTGATAAATATTTAATATCAAAAGCAATATTTATCAAATCAAAAATTTTAAATGGATCAAGTAAATATATTTTCTGTCCTATAGGTAATGTTAATTTGGAAATATCAACATTTTTCATTATTGAATTATAAAAGTCAGCATCATATAATCGATCATGATTATAAAGAAATAATAATCCTCTAACATTAAAACCTAATGAGTCATCTTCCAGATATTTTTTTCGCCATTCTTCATTCGAATTAGCACATTCTACTGCTAAAGATAATGAAATTAAAGCAGACTCTACACCACCTTTTTTAATCGAATTTTTACCATAGCTTTTTAAGTCGGTATTTAAATATACAACTTCTTCTTCATATGGGTTTGTATAATAAAAAACAACATCACTTGGGTGAGTTTCTTTTTCATGGGCTTTAGTTTCACAAGGCCAGTTCATGTCCTCGCGAAGAGCTCTTTTCCATTTGAATACAGTGAATATTTTTTGAGTTATTAGATTAGCTACACGTTGGATCGCTGCTGTTTCTCCGCCAGCCATACACACTCCTTAATGGTTGATTGTTTTTAAGAATAAATGATAACAAAAATTTATTAATTATTAATCTTATAAATTGAACTTCTATCTATTCTTAGATGTATATCTATTTTTTGCATGTGATTGCATAGAATTGCATAAGAAAAAACCTTTAATAAGATATCACGTATCATCCTAGTAAATGGTGCTTGAGAGGCCTATATATCTGCATAAAAACCGATGCATTTAGTGCGCGGGCGTGGCGGGGTCACGATTGCGTTTTGAGGGGGTCGAAAACATTATTCCTCGCAAATTTCCAGCGCGTAGAGCGATTAAAACAAGAAAAAGATATCTGAATATCAAATAAATTACATGCGCTTAAAATGGATTGTAGGCGCATTTAATACGGGTTTGAGAGGGTAAAAATTAGGCGGATTCGCCTTATCAAGGGGTAAGCGGTATAATAGAATTGGGTCACTATTATTATTAGTCAGACCGATACTTATACCTTACAGGTAAAAAAATACCGCCAGTGTCGGCGGTATTGTTCTTTGTGCGGTGAAGTTACTCATCAGCCAATGTGTACTTATCAAACTTAATCACTTCTTCACCTAGCCAATCATTAATTTGTAATATCTTGCTTTGCAGTGGTGCCAACTCATTACGAAAGAAAACCTTTGCCGCTTTCTCTACATCACCAAAGCCACCAGTATTCTGTGGAATGATCCCCATCATTTGAGGCGGTACGCGGTGTGCTGCTAACATATCGTCACGGCTAACATTCTTGATATTCATAAATTCATCTTTTGCCGCAATCTCACTTAGTGGAATAACTTGCACGCCGTCTTTCTTGCCGTTCGGTGCGTGAATGAACAGGTTGCGGAAATTGCCGGGGCCTTTTGAGTTTTGCATTGCTTTACGGATTTTATCAATGTCGCTTTGGTTTTGTGATGCGTCACTGACATATAAAATAAATCCCGCATGGCTACCATTGCGATAATACTTAAGGCGGAATAGGGTAGCCGCTTCATTTAGTAGCACCGACATAGTGGACGCCAGATATTCTGGTAACCCGTATAGCTCTTGATTTAAGTCGGGTTCGTATAACTGAAACACACTACCGGGTTTAAACTCATAAGGCTGTGAATCATAACCGTAACGTACAAACCAATAGCTATCATCGGCAACACCACGGCGGGTATATTTGGCAAGGGAGGGTGTGAGCTTTAATAAATTACCCGCTATGCTATTACGTCGTTCAAGATAGGCATTACCAAAAGTTAAGAAGTCGAGTGCAAACCGGCTAAAGTCTAATTTAGAGAGAAAGCGGTTAGGCTGAAACGTGCTGACTAAAATATTTCGTTTCACATAAATTGCACTGCTATGATGCGTCGCTGCACGAAACAGTTTTGATAACCCATCAAAGCTAATCGGTGGTTCATACCAATTATCAATTTGCGCACATTCCAGATAATCAAAAATTTCTCGTTTATCTAATACCGGGACGGGATCACCAAAGGTAAAGGCTTCCATGCTGTTATTGGCGGTTGCCGTTTGTTGTGCTTTAAAACTCTTTTTATTTTTACGGCTCATCAATAAATCTCCACAATGTTATTACTGTTCTCGGTGGTGCCGGTTAATGGTTCGTTGAAAAGGGCGTGCATCGTTGCCCATGCAAGGTCAGCATGTCCGCTTTCTTCACTGCGTGAGGCTTCATAAGTGGGGCGGTTACCGCTTCCGGTGGTAGTACGGCGAATGGAAGTAAAGGATTGAATGATATCAACACACTGTGCATCGAACTCTAAACGTCCGTGACTAATCACGTCATAGGCTTTAATCACTAAGGCATTTTTGACATTCGGGTTATAAATAAACTCGCGTGCAGCAGGAAAAAACTGAATGACATTCTGATAAACCCCATGCCCTAAGCCGGTGGTATCAATCCCCATATATTCCACATAGAAACGTTCGGTGATTTTTTTAATGGCGTCAGCTTGTGCGCGAAAATCCATGCCTCGCCATTGATGGCGTTCTAATATGCGGAATTTCCCTCCTGGTACTTTCGGCGGAGCGATAACCACACAACCGGCACTATCACCATTTTCACCGCCTTTGCTGGGGTCGTAACCTACCCAAACAGGATTATAGGCATAAGGGCGAAGGGCTAACGGTTGAATGTCATCCCACACCTCCCAACTGTCCACCATGCAATTTTGCATCATGTTAAAGTTGAATAGAGATTCGATATCATCCATAAAGTGACACATAAGCAGGTTGTTATATTCGTCTGGGCTATACTCTTTTTTGAGTTGCTCTAAATCGAATAAATCACAACCGCCCCGCAACGCATCTTCAATATTGACGATTTGTCGCCACTGCCCATCCTCACATAAACGCCCATTCACTAACGCTTCATGTGAGATATCAATATCAACTCTGTCTTCTTTTTTGCGTCCGCGGTTATACAGCTTGCCCGACCAAAACGGGTACGCTTCATGGCTCATGGTTGACGGTGTTGAAAAGTAAGTTTGTCGCCAATGTTTTTGTATTGCCATACCTGAAGTAACTTTGCGTAACTCTTGAAACTTGGGTATCCAAAAGGTTTCATCAAGATATAAATTGCCGTGATAACTTTGTGCTGTGCGGGCGTTAGTGCCGAGGAAATAGAGCGTTGCACCGTTACTTAACATCAGTGGGTCGCCTTTTAATTCAACATCAACCTCTAATGCCATTTTGATAATGTATTCACGGAACATATAGGCTTGCGCTTTACTGGCGGATAAGAAAACTTGATTACGTCCAGTAGTCAGGGCATCAATAAAGGCTTCACGGGCAAAGTAAAACGTTGCGCCGATTTGACGGGATTTTAAAATATTACGGATGCGGTGATGACCGGCGCGATACCACACCTTTTGATATTCAAATAACGTATTGCGAAACTCATCTTCTAATTTTTCGATTTGTTCTTCTGAAAAGAAGTTTTTCTCTGGTTGACGGCGTTCGCCTTTATTGCGGTTGGCAATCTTAGGGTTAAGGTCAGTTTCATTACCACCGTTTTGATATTTTCTGATCCGCGCTATGCGTTCAAGTTGACGCCCTAATAAGTCGATTTCTTTAAAATCTTTGCCTTCTTTGCTCTCTTTTAAAATCAGATTGCAATAACGCGCTTCAACGGTTAACTCTGCGCGCTCGGTAGGGTTAATTTCATCCCAATTATCACGGCGTTTCCAACTGTGAATAGTGGACGCCTTTTCGCCTAGCGATTCCGCTATGCGGGCAATGCGGTAACCTGAAAAATACAGGTGCATTGCTTTTTTTCGGTTATCAAATGTTTCGGTAATAGCCATTGCACAATCACTATTTCTTGCTTAAGTTACGGCTAGTCTATTGACCGCTGATCACCGATTCGCTTCATTCCCCTTGTGCCATTCCTCAAACAAGCCTTATCCATTGTTTAACGCCCCTTTTAACCGACAACATACAGACCAACGAATAAACGGCAGTCTGGAGTAGTGCATGTCGAAGAAATCAAAACCGGTTCGTCTTTGTGTTGAAGGGGCGACAACGGACGGGCGTCGAGTTGACCGTGAGTGGTTAACCCAAATTGCAAAAAACTTTGATCCCGCGGTTTATGGTGCGCGGGTCAATGTCGATCACTATAACTATTCATGGGCGCCACGCTTTGGTGATGTGGAATCGGTATATACCGAGGAAATCAAAGAAGGGGCACTGGCAGGTAAGTTGGCATTATACGGTGTGATCAATCCGACACCTGATTTAATTGAACTCAATAAAAAACGTCAAAAAGTTTACACCTCTGTCGAAATTAACCCGAGTTTTTCAGATACCGGTGAAGCCTATCTGGTCGGTCTTGCAGTGACTGATAACCCCGCGAGTTTAGGCACTGAAATGTTGCAATTTAGTGCCAATGCACAAAGTAGCCCACTTTCAGAGCGCAAACAAAGCAAAGATAACGTCTTTACTGCCGCAGAAGAAACGCATCTCGAATTTACTGACGAAAAACCAGAGAGCGATAAGCCGGGTCTTTTTAGCGTCATTAAAGAGATGTTTTCTAAAAAACAACACAGTGATGATGCGCGATTTACCGATGTGCATCAGGCGGTAGAACTGTGCGCCAAAGAAGTGCAAACCCTTTCAGCGGAAATTACCGCATTAAAAAGCGCAGACCAAAGCGAAGCGGTAAAAGCGCTCACGCAACAACTCACGGAATTAAAAAACCAATTTGAAAATACAGACGCCTCGTTCTCACATCGTCCGCCGGCAACGGGTGGCGAAAATAACGGCGAAGTGCTGACGGATTGCTAAGGTAGTGAACAAACCATGAAAAAAGAAACTCGTTTTAAATTTAATGCTTATATGACGCAACTCGGTAAAATTTACGGTGTTAGCGCGCAAGAGTTTAGCGATACCAAAGTACCGATTGAACCGTCTGCTGCTCAAAAATTAGAAACTACGATCCAGCAATCGGCGGAGTTTTTAACGCACATTAATATCGTGCCGGTTGATGAGCAAGTCGGTGAAGCCATTGGCTTAGGTATCGGCTCGACTATTGCGGGAACCACTGACACAACAGCAAAAGACCGTGAAACAAGCGATCCGATTAAGCTGACAAAGAATAGCTATCTTTGCCAGAAAACCAATTACGATACCCATCTTGATTACGCAAAAATTGATATGTGGGCGAAATTTAAGGATTTTCAAACCCGTATCCGTGATGCGATTATCCGCCGTCAGGCATTAGACCGCATTATGATTGGTTTTAATGGTACGCACCGCGCCGATAACTCTGATCGCAAAAAATATCCCTTACTGCAAGATGTGAATTCAGGCTGGTTACAAAAAGTACGCGAACGTGCGCCTGAACATGTGATGGGCAGTATCACGCAAGACGGTACAACAACAGCCAAACCGGTTTATGTTGGTAAAGGGCGCGCGTATCAAAATTTCGATGCGTTAGTCCAAGACACCATTGATAAGGCAATTGATCCAGAATATCAGGACGATACCGGTCTTGTTGTGATTTGTGGGCGCAAATTATTAGCAGATAAATACTTCCCACTGGTCAATAAAGACCAAAACAACAGCGAAAAGCTGGCAGCGGATACCATTATCAGTCAGAAACGTATTGGCGGTTTACCGGCTGTACGTGCGCCGTTCTTCCCTGATAATGCCTTTTTTATTACTCGTCTGGATAACTTGTCGATTTATTTCCTTGCGGATTCTCGTCGTCGCCAAGTGCTGGATAATGCAAAACGTGATCGCATCGAAAACTACGAGTCCGTCAATGAAGATTTAGTGGTTGAAGATTTCCGCGGTGTGGCATTGGTTGAAAATATTGTTTGCAAAGATGCCGAAGAAACACCACCCGAAACCACTGACGGTACAGACAACAGCGCAGTAACAGAAGAAGCATCGGCTGAAAATAAAAAGGCGAAATAATGTTATCTCCGTGGGAAAAACACCGCATGAGCCTAAGTGCGCAACAGTCCACCCAATTGGGTGGGCATGTTAGCCGTAATACTAAGGGCTATCACATGATGCTGTTACGTCTTGCGACAGATAAAAAAGAGCTAAAACATTTTCAATCACGCGAACGCAAAGAAGCTTATAAACGCAAGATTTTAGCCAATTATCAGCCGTGGGTTGATGGGGCGCTGTCTGGTGGTAGTGGTGTGCAAGATGATGTCTTAATGACGATTTTGCTGTGGAAAATTGATGCGGGGGATTATGAGGGGGCGTTAGATATTGCTGTTTATGCATTAGCTAACCGTTTAGTGATCCCCGGTGTTAACCGCACCACGGGCACCGTGATTGCCGAAGAAATTGCCGATTCGGCAATGCGAGCGTATGCCGTGAAATCACCGGTATCTTTAGCAACGTTAGAACGTACACGTGCCCTAACTGATGATGAAGATATGCCCGATGAAGTGAGGGCAAAACTCTATAAAATCTTAGGGTTAGTGCTACGCGATAATAATCGCCCACAAGAAAGCTACTGCGTATTAAGCCGAGCCTTAGAGTTAAACGTGAATGTCGGGATTAAAACCGAATTAAAACAACTCGATAAAGTGCTCAAAGCCCAGCGTGACGCTGAAAAAGCATTGTGACACCACGTCAGGGCGGCACGGAAAAAGCCACTCGCTTTCTTTCGTCCACCGCCCACCTATTTTAAGGTTTTCTTATGGATTATGTTTCTGCTAACCCTGTGCCACAACATGATGAAACCATTAAAAATAATGACTTTTTCCCTGATATTCAGACTCGTGATTTTCAATTGCAAACTCGCGTCGATGGCACGGTGACACCGGAACGACTGAAAAGCACGTTACTGAACGCCATGATTGAAGTAAATCGCGAGTTGTATCAGTGGCGCATTGGTCAATCTGCGAAAACATTGAAAGACGTGCCCGCTGAACAAATTAACGGTGAAAGTGAACTGATGGTTTTATATCAGCGTGCGGTGTTCTGTTTTGCAAAAGCCAGTTTAATCGAACGTTATCGCGATATTGATACTACCGCACAAGGTAATAAAAAAGCCGACACCATGACACCGGTGATTGATGAAGTGTGGCGTGATGGTCAATGGGCTTTACAACGTATCAAAGGGGAAACCCATAACACGGTGGAGCTTATCTAATGCGGATTTATACCCAGCAAGGGGATACCGTAGATGATATTTGTTGGCGTTACTTTGGTCAGTCATCCGGCATGATTGAGCAAGTATTAGAGGCTAATCCGGGGCTGGTTGAATGGGGGGCAATCTTACCCACTGGCACCGCGATTGAGTTACCGGACACGCCACAACAACACAGCACAACACCGATTTTACAACTTTGGGATTAACCCCTTTAAGGGGGAAGGTATGAAGAAGATGCCCTATAAAGATCCAAGTAATATTAATTGGTTTACCGCCTTATTAATTGCCGGCATGGCGGTTTTTGGTGGTATTGCCAGTTATGCCAATAAAATAGTGAAAGGGGAACCGTTCCGCTTTGCCATTTTACTTGCGCAAATCGTTGTCTCTATGTTTTCAGGGGCATTGATTTTATTCGGTGCAAGTTATTTTCAGTGGCAACCTGAAATTGCCGGCGGTATAGCGGGCATGGCGGGCTGGATGGGGTCAGCATTTATTAGCGCAGTCGGAAAGTTATTCTTAAGGAAGGTTGCCGGTGAGTAAATTTACATTGAGTCAGCGCAGTAAAAATAAGCTTATTGGCGTTAACCCGCTGTTAGTGAAAATTGCTTATCGTGCATTAGAAATTTCTACGGCAGACTTTGCGGTGATAGAAGGCGTCCGCACACTTGAGAAGCAAAAAGAAAACGTCAAAAAGGGTGTTTCAAAAACATTAAACAGTCGTCATTTAACAGGCGATGCCATTGATATTTTACCCTCTGCCATTAAACCGGGGATGGAATGGCAACCACATTTCTTTGAGCCGATTTTAAGAGCCTTTAAACAAGCCGCAGATGAAGAGGGGGTAACATTGCGCTTTGGTAAAAACTGGAAAAGTGATCCCAGTTTACCCGTTGAAACCCGCTTTCCTGACTATCCTCATATTGAGATCCCACGATGAAAAGGAACGTACTGCTTATTATTGTCGCGGTCGTGATGGGCTTGCTACTGATATTTAAGTTTGATGCCTTGCTCACTGAGAATAGCCAGCTTAAGAGTGACAACCTCGCCCTTAAGCAAAATGTTATCAGTCATAAAAATGCTATTGAGCACTATCAGAAAGAACTTACTCGTTTATCAGAACTGGATAAACAACACACAAAGGCGCTAACCGATGCAAAAAATGATATTAGCCGGCTTAATGATGAGTTGCGCAATAATACTAAACGGGTGTACATCAAAGCCGATTGCCCCAACCCCGATAATCACACCACCGCCACCGCCGGCATGGGTAATGCAACCCCCGCACGACTTACCGAAACAGCTCAACAAGATTATTTACGTCTCCTCGAAATGATGGCGGAAAATCAGGCACAAACAGAATATTTGATTGATTATACAAATCGATTATTACAATACATCAATGAGTTAAACCATGAAAAAGCCTGCCGACCTGCGTGATACCTTAATTAAAAAAGTAAGCTATTTAGGGGATAACCCAGATAGGCTCTACACCTTTATTGACGGTGGGGCGATTGTGGCAACGGGTGCAAGCAGTCAATCTTATGAGTATCAATACAATCTCAATATTATTATTGATGATTATCCCGGCGACCAAGACGTGTTAATGGCGGTGATCATTGGGTGGATTGAACAGCATCAACCTGACATTTTCCTCAATCCCGATAAACGCCAAAGTCATTTTACATTTGATGCCTTTATTGATAGTCACCAGACCGCCAGTATCAGTATTGATTTAAAGCTGACTGAGCGAGTCCTCATTAATGTGCAAGCGGATAAACTCGTTGTTGGTGCCATTGAAGAGCCAGCTGATCCGTTTGAGAGTTGGGAGAGTGTGGCTCATGAACGCCGATGATTTCAGCCCGTTAACCCAAGCATTAGCCGCTATGTTGGCAAAAGCGTCACCCAATGAACGTAAAAAATTAGCCCGTGAGATTGCCCGTGATTTACGCAAAAGCAATTTACAACGTATTCGCTCGCAAAAAAATCCCGATGGAACGGCATTCACCAAACGTAAAGCCGCAACGGTTACCGTATTGCGAGGAATGAAATTTGTCTGGAAAGGGCAACCCCGCAGTTTAAAAAATTGGCGATTGCGTAAAACGAAAAAGGGCGAAGTGATCACCGGCTACGATTTAGAAAAGAGAGCCGAACGTAGTTTTTATAAGCGCGATATTTTGCGTTTTATTGAAGTGAAAAAAGACAAAATCAGTACGTCAAAACCCAATAAACAGACTCGCATGTTTAAGCGTTTAGCCACCGCCCGTTATTTGCGTATGACAGCAAATGATAAAGGTGTCTCCCTCTCTTTTGCCCCTCAAGTCGCGGGCATTGCTGCGGTGCATCATTACGGTTTAAAAGAGCGAGTGCGGGGCAAGTCATTAGAAATTCAATACCCTGAACGAAAGCTATTAGGCTTTTCACCGGCAGATATCAAACATATCGAAAATCAATTACTGACATTCCTTTCCCGTTAATTGTCCTGTCTTTGAAACAATTCCAATCTCGTGAGTTTTTTTATTTCCCGTTGCACATTGCGAGTATGAATATCGCAGAACTTATCCGAAAAATACAAAACTTGATCCGCACAGGCGTTGTAATTGATGTCAGTGCGGAAAAAGGGTGTCGAGTTAAAACGGGCGACAATGAAACCGACTGGCGCCCGTGGCTTACTGCGCGTGCCGGAAAATCGCGTTCATGGTGGGCGCCGAGTATCGGCGAACAAGTGTTATTGCTGTCAATCGGTGGTGACTTAACCACCTCGTTTGTATTACCGGCAATATTTAGTGATGATTTTTCAGAGCCGTCAAACTCATTAACCACCCATCGTCATGAGTATGAAGACGGTGCCGTGATTGAATATGAACCCGCGACCGGGGCGTTAATAGTTACAGGAATTAAAACCGCCGTAGTTGAAGCCAGCAAGTCGGTCACGGTCACATCACCCGACATTACGTGTGTCGCAGAAAGCAAAATTACCTTAGATACTCCTACCGTTATTTGTACCAACAACTTAACCACGGGATCACTGACGGTACAAAAAGGCGGCACGATGACGGGCGATATTACCCATGTTGGCGGACAAATGTCCTCTAATGGCGTGGTGGTTTCAACCCATACCCACGGTGGCGTGCGTACGGGTGATGGTAATACAGGAAAACCGCAATGAACTATCTCGGCATGAACAGCCAAACCGGTGAACGCATTACCGATATTGAGCACGTTCGCCAGTCTATTAAAGATATTTTTAATACCCCCATTGGTAGCCGATTGATGCGCCGTGAATATGGCAGTTTGCTTGCCGATTTAATTGACGGCCCTGTTAACGCCAAGATGCGATTGCAATTAATGTCAGCGTGTTACACCGCAGTTTATCGTTGGGAGCCACGTATTGTGATGACTGCCATTGATATTCATAGCCAACACGAACAGGTGATTGTCGATATCACCGGCTATTACGCCCATAACCAACAACCGATTAATTTCTCTCTACCGGTGACATAACATGCCAACGATTAATTTAAGCCAACTCACACCACCCGATGTGATTGAGTCGTTAGATGCAGAACAGCTCTTACGCGAACGCAAAACGGCGTTGATTGCCGCAATGCCAGTGCATTTACGTGATGCGGTGGCTAACACGTTATCGTTAGAGTCTGAACCACTGACGAAGCTGTTAGAAGAAAACGTCTATCGTGAGTTGTTATTGCGCCAGCGTATCAATGAGTCTGCCCGTGCGGTGATGGTGGCTTATGCGAGAGGGGCAGATTTAGACCAATTGGCAGCGAATTATAATTTATCGCGTTTAGTATTACGCCCCGCCAATCACAAAACTATTCCGCCTACACCGGCAATTTTAGAGTCTGATGATGATTTGCGTTTGCGCATTTCCGCCGCGTTTGAAGGGCTAAGTGTTGCGGGTCCGGTGGGCAGTTATGAATTTCATGCCCGTAGTGCCGATGGTCGGGTGTCTGATGTGTCCGCGATCAGTCCAACACCGGCAAATGTCACTATCTCGGTATTATCTCGTGAGGGTGATGGCACCGCATCCGAAGAATTACTGCGCATTGTTGAACACGCGTTAAATGATGAAGATGTGCGACCAGTTGCTGACCGCATCAAAGTACAATCCGCCAAAATTATCCCTTATCAAATTGATGCAACGTTATTTCTTTTTCCGGGGCCAGAGTCGGAGCCGATACGCAAAGAAGCTAATCGACGTCTGACGCAATATATCACAGAGCAACACCGCTTAGGGCGTGATATTCGTCTGTCAGCGATTTATGCCGCGTTGCATATCGAAGGCGTGCAACGTGTGGAATTAAAACAACCCACTAAAGACGTGGTGCTGGATAAAACTCAAGCCTCGTATTGCACCCAAAGTACATTAACCATTGGTGGCTCGGATGAATAGCTTATTACCGTCAGGCAGTAGCCCATTAGAAAAAGCCGCCGCCATTGCCTGCCAATCCTTGCAAACCTTGCCGGTGCCTTTACGCCAATTATGGAACGCCAGCACATGCCCCGTTGAGTTATTGCCATACCTTGCATGGGCCTGGTCAGTGGATAGATGGGATGAAAATTGGTCAGAATCCGTTAAGCGCCAAGTGGTGCGGGATTCGATGTTTATTCACCGACACAAGGGCACGATTGGCGCACTTAAGCGTGTGGTTGAGCCATTAGGTTACATCATCAAAGTTACCGAATGGTGGCAAACCGACGACCCGCCGGGCACATTCCGCCTTGATGTGGGCGTGCAAGAAAACGGTATTACCCAAGAAATTTATGACGAATTAGAACGTTTGATTGCCGATGCACGCCCTGTTAGTCGGCATCTCTTAGGGTTATCTATCAACCTTGATTCACAAGGTGAGTTTTATCTCTCCGCCGCAACGTTTAGCGGTGATGAGTTAACGGTTTATCCCTATTTTGCAGAAGAAATTACCGTGTCTGGTGCGCCATTAACGGCGGTCGGAGTACACATTATTGATAAAGTTGAGGTCGCACATGAGCGCTAAATTTTTCGCCTTATTAACGGTGATTGGTGCCAATAAATTGGCAAAAGCCACGGCACTAGGCACCACCTTAAAAATCACCCAAATGGCGGTGGGTGACGGTGGCGGAACGTTACCAACACCCGATACACAACAAACTAAACTCGTGGGTGAGAAACGCCGTGCGGGATTAAATACCTTATTTGTTGATCCGAAAAACGACAGTCAGATTATTGCTGAACAAGTGATCCCTGAAAACGAGGGCGGTTACTGGATACGTGAGATTGGTTTATTTGATGATGAAGGCAGTTTAATTGCTGTGGGTAATTGCCCTGAAACCTATAAGCCACAATTGCAAGAGGGCAGCGGACGAACGCAGACTATCCGCATGATATTAACCGTTAGTCATACCGAGTCAGTTGAGTTAAAGGTTGACCCCTCGGTGATATTGGCGACTCGTGAATTTGTTAATGATGCCATTGAAAGTGCCTCAAAACAGACAATGGCAGAGGTAGCTAAGATTTATGCCACTAAAACCGAATTAAGTACGGGTTTAAGTAAGGTACAAGGATCAGCGGATGACGCTAACACGAACGCTAATAGTCGCGTACCTAACACTCGCAAGGTCAACAATAAACCATTGAGTGCAGACATTACTTTAACGGCGGGCGATGTGGGTGCTGCGACACCAGCACAAGTTAACGAAGCCAAAACCGCCGCAAGCAATGCACAGACTGCGGCTAATAATGCTAACACGAACGCTAACGGTCGAGTGCCTAACACTCGCAAAGTGAACAATAAACCATTAAGTGCAGACATTACTTTAACGGCGGGTGATGTAGGTGCTGCGACGCCAGCACAAGTTAATGAAGCCAAAACCGCCGCAAGCAATGCACAGACTGCGGCTAATAATGCGAACACTAATGCCAATAGTCGGGTGCCTAATTCGCGTAAAGTGAACAATAAACCATTAAGTGCAGACATTACTTTAACGGCGGGTGATGTGGGGGCTGGCGCAAAAAATACAGCAACAAAGGCGGTTAATGGTTGGTGGAAATGTGGGGATACGGGTATTGTTTATCAGTTTGGGACCACAACAGCAGATGCAACAACAAAAAATTTCCCTATCGCCTTCCCTAATATCTGTGTGGGAGTTTATGCAACGTATGGTGATTTAGAATCATTTGGGCATGGGGTATCTGTTAAGGTGATTTCAAAAACACAGATGAATATTGTTGCGCGAGATGCTGGTAGTGTCGCCAGACCTGTGCCTGTTTATTGGTTTGCAATAGGATATTAATATGTATTTTTTTAGCGAGAAAACCAACTCATTTTATCCTGAAACAATGAAAAATGATTATCTTGAAGCAGGAACATTGCCTAGTGATATTGTTTTAGTTGATGTTGATGTGTTTCAAGAATACACACAAGAGCCACCGGAAGGTAAAATGAGGAGCACAAAAGATGGGCTTCCCGTATGGATTGATATTCCACCATTGGCGCAGTCTGAGTTATCAAGTATTGCAGAACAACATAAAATAGACTTAATCAATAAAGCAACAAATATTATCGCTCCAATGACTGACGCCTTAAATGGCGGATATATTGATGATAAAGATATTGAACAACTGGATAAATGGCAGCGTTATCGGTATGCGCTAACTAAGATTGATATATCATTAGCGCCAGATATTGAATGGCCAACTAAACCAGAATAACTTTTGTATCAACCCTCAAACAATCCCGCTTTCGTGCAATTTAACCGCTAATTTTTCATGCTACACGGACACAGTTATAGGAGTCCGTGAGCATGGCACAAGATTATCATCACGGTGTGCGCGTTATTGAAATTAACGAAGGCACCCGCCCCATTCGCACTATCAGCACCGCTATTGTCGGCGTGGTTTGCACCGCTGATGATGCGGACGAAAAAACCTTTCCTTTAAATAAACCCGTCTTACTGACTGATGTATCACAGGCTATCGGTAAAGCAGGGAAGACCGGCACCTTAGCCAGCACGTTAAAGGCGATTGCAGATCAGGCTAAACCCATCACCATTGTGGTGCGTGTAGAACAAGGTGAAAGTGAAGCGGAAACCACCACTAATATTATCGGTGGCACCACCGATGAAGGGCTAAAAACAGGGTTGCAAGCACTGTTAGCATCACAAGCCCAACACGGTATTAAACCTCGCATTATTGGCGTGCCCGGTCACGACACGTTAGCGGTTGCCAATGAGATTGCGGTGATTTGTCAAAAGCTCCGCGCCTTTGGCTATGTGTCTGCTTACGACTGTAAAAATATCAGCGAAGCAATCAAGTACCGTGACAATTTTGGTCAACGTGAATTGATGGTGATTTTTCCTGATTTTACGTCATGGGATAGCGTCACCAACAGCGAATCAATCGCTTACGCCACGGCGCGGGCTTTAGGTCTGCGTGCCAAGTTAGACAATGATATCGGTTGGCATAAAACCCTATCTAACATCACCGTTAACGGCGTGACGGGCATTTCTAAAGATATCTATTGGGATTTACAAGACCCCGCCACTGATGCCGGTTTACTGAATGAAAAAGGGGTGACGACACTTATCCGTCGTGATGGTTTTCGCTTTTGGGGGTCGCGTACCTGTTCGGATGATCCGCTGTTTGCCTTTGAGTCTTATACCCGTAGCGCACAAGTCCTTGCTGACACCATGGCAGAAGGGCAAATGTGGGCGATTGATAAACCGTTAACACCGTCTTTGGCGCGGGATATCGTTGAAACCATCAACGCAAAATTACGTTCACTGGTCAGTCAGGGCTATTTGTTAGGCGGTGAATGTTGGTATGACCCGACATCAAATAGCAAAGAAGAACTTAAAGACGGCAAGCTCACACTGGATTATGACTATACGCCAGTGCCACCAATGGAAAATCTGATGTTACGTCAGCGTATTACTGATAAATACCTGATGGATTTCGGTAACAAAATCAAGGGGTAAATCATGGCGTTACCACGAAAGCTAAAGAATTTTAATTTATTTATGAATGGCGCCAATTATGTGGGCGTTGCGGAAGAACTCACTTTACCCAAAATTACCCGCAAGTTAGAAGCCTATCGCGGGGGCGGTATGAATGGTTCGGTGCAAATTGATATGGGTCTTGATGACGGTGCGCTTGATAGTGAGTTTACTCTCGGTGGTGCTGATATTGACGTTTACCGCCAATGGGGCGCCTCCACTATTGATGCGGTGCAATTGCGTTTATGTGGCGCTTATCAGCGTGATGATACCGGTGAAGTGCTTGCCGTTGAAGTGGTTCTCCGTGGTCGTTATAGCGAAATCGATCCGGGTAACTGGAAATCTGGCGATAACACACAAACCAAAATCACCGTAAAACCCACTTACTACAAGTTAGTGATGGACGGTCAAGAAATTATTGAGATTGATATCGTCAATATGGTGGAAAAAGTGGACGGTAAAGACCTGTTACAAGCACAGCGTGACGCGCTGGGGCTTTAATTAAATGCGGAAAGAGAACATGAAAGAGCCAATCAAAGAACAAAACCAAGAGCCAATTGAATGGGTTGTTGTTAACGGCGACCAAGCCACGGTGACATTAGAACAGCCGATTGTTCGCGGTGAAACAAAAATCGACAAAGTGACAGTGCTTAAACCCAATTCAGGGGCGTTACGCGGTGTGCGTTTACAGCCGTTAATGGATATGGATGTTGATAGCATGATGCAAGTCTTACCGCGCATTACTATGCCAACACTAACAAAGCAAGATGTGCTGTCTTTAGCCGCGGGCGACTTGGTAAACCTGAGCGTGCAGGTGGTTAATTTTTTATTACCGAAGTCGGTTATGCCCGATTCCCTAGCGAATTAACCACCGATGAACTGGCGGCAGATATTGCCGTCATTTTTCATTGGTCACCGGCAGATACCGGCAAAATGAGCCTTTCAGAATTATTGTCATGGCGCTATCAAGCGGCGAAACGGTGCGGACAACAGGATGAGTAATAACTTAAAATTACAAGTTGTACTGAGTGCGGTTGATAAATTAACCGCACCGTTTCGCAGTGCGCAAGAAAGCAATAAACGATTGGCGTCCGCTGTGCGCCAGTCGCGTGACTCGTTAAAAACCCTTAATCAGCAAGCCTCACAAATTGACGGCTTTCGCAAAATTAAACAGCAGTTAACCTCTACACAGCAAGCGTACCAATCCGCCACACAACGTGTTGCCATCCTCGCCAAAGAAATTGCCAACAGTGAAAACCCGACTAAAAAACAGTTAGAGGCGTTTAAAAAAGCGCAACGGGAAGCGGGGCAACTCAAAACCAAGTATGAGCAATTACAGCAGTCGGCACAGCGACAGCGCTCGGCATTACAAGCCAATGGCATTTCAACAAACCAACTCGGTCAAGCACAACGGCGGCTTAATGGTGATATTGAACGCACCACGCAACAGCTCCGCCGGCAAGAAAACCAATTAAGGCGCAGTGCCGAACAAGAAAGGCGCATGGCGGCGGCTAAATCGCAGTATCAAAAGACACTTGATGTGCGAAATAAAATGGCGGGTGCCGGTGCCACAATGACGGCAACCGGTGCCGGTATGTTGTATTCCGCGAAACAAACCTTAATGCCGGGGTACGAGTTTAATGTCGGTATGTCAAAGGTGCAGGCATTAACACGCTTAGATAAAAACTCCGATGAATTTAAGATGTTGCGTGAACAAGCGCGAGAGCTAGGCGCAACCACAGCATTTACGGCTAACCAAGTGGCGCAAGGTCAGGCATTCTATGCCATGGCAGGTTTTAAGCCTGAACAAATTAAAAATGCTATGCCGGGTACATTGGCCATGTCATTGGCGGGTGATATTGATTTAGGTACCACGGCAGATATCGGCTCCAATATTTTAACCGGCTTTAAACTCGACTCTGACCAGATGGGGCGAGTGAGTGATGTGTTAGTCGGGGCATTCACCCGTTCAAATACCAGTTTGACCATGCTCGGCGACACCATGAAATATGTTGTCAACGATCAACGAAAACTGATCCACTTTTAA